TGTTCCTGTAACTTGTGGTGCTCTCCATTGTCCTTCATCTCCATCTGTTGTTCTGACTGATCCTGCTTGTTCTTCTGATCCTGTTCCAAGGAGATAGTATCCATTGTTGTTATGCCATTCGATGGTTGATTCTCCTGGTAATCCTGTTCCTGGGTTGATGATGTTGTTGATGAATCTGATAACTCCTGGGTCTTCTGTTGCTGTTCTCCAGATGGTGACAAGTGCTCTCTTGATTCCTTCTTTGTATCTGAATCTGGTATATCCTTCTTCTGTTGTTCCTGGTTGCTCTTGATTGGAATCGATGATGATGGATTGTTCTCCATTTCCTTGGATGAAGATCGTTCTGGTTGTTTCTGTTCCGATTGCTTGGGGGACTCTGAATGTGACATCGTAGTCCAACCAGAAGTCTGTTTGCCCTTCGAAGGATGTTTGGATGTTCCATATGAATTCGAGAATGAACGATTTTGGTCCTCTGCATTGCTTTCTGAGTGGTTGTCCATACCATGCTTGTTTTGGGATTTGCATTTGCCCGCTTTTGTAGATTGTTTCTGACTTTGATCCTTGTTGTTGTGCCATGATTCCTGGATCGGTGCTTCCTTCTTCATCTGGATTAGAATTGTAGGACAAGCGTGTGATTCCTGGAGCGACTGTTGGATAATGCGATTTCCAAGTGATCCGCAATTCATGTATTTCGAAGTTTTCGTACAAACGTGATATGTTGTTGAACCATGGAGGGTAAGTTCCTTCTTCAAGACGTTTTGTACCAACTGATGAGCCTTGGACAGTGAACCATAATTCTCTTCTGTTGACTCTGTAGCCTCCGTTTGTTCTTTGACTGCTTGATGAATTGCTTTTCTTAGCATTACTTCCTTTCTTCTTCCCAACATTGTTAATTCTTCCTCGGTTTGTGCTACCGGTATTTGGTTTTCCCTTTGTTTTTGGCATCCTGTATAAGAGTTGATTGTTTTGATTATTTTACTGATCCAGCCGGCTAATGGATTAGTAAGATCAAACTCAACCTTATAGTCTGGGTCGAAGTGTGTGCATCCTTTCATTGCAACCATCTTGTAGTAGTTGTCCTGTGTTAATGCTTCCATTCCTTCCAAATTTGGTACTGGTCCAACAAACTTAACTCCCACCTGTGATAAAGATAACAATGCTTGAATCTTACCGCATAATATCTTTTCCATTTGTGTCTTACTTCGAGCATTGAAGTTGAATACTTTAGACAATCTTCTGTTGATATCCACATGATATAATTCCTTCTTGATGTCGTATGTAACTTGACAAAATTCAACTCCGTCATCGTCCTCTCCCAACACCTTATCTATCCTCAATGTGTAACCAAGTCCTTCCATGTAATGTACAAGATCAATTGCATCATGTTCTCTGTTCGTGAAGAATAAAGTATCATCTCCATCGCAAAGAATATCATGTTCCCCTTCGAAAGCATCGAACATGGCTGCAATAACAAGACAGTTCCCACTTCCAGTAAAGAGGTCCCCAGAACATCTACTTGGAAGGGTATGATCAATGGCTCCAGTCTTGGGTGCTACCATCAATTGTTGAACTGTTT